GTTCTATAATGTAATTAGCAAACTTTACAAAACCTATATAATCTGGGCTACGAATAAAATCGTCTGTGCTTCTTTCTTTCTTTGTTTGTGGAGCAACATACTTCATGAAGTCGTACCAAACTTGAAAAGCAATTCTAGATGAAGGTTCATCTATTGACATCCACCTTCTTTTCTTTTCACACATATGGCTTGATAGAGTACGTTCCCTAGCAAACTTCTTCATACAGTATTTACACTGATATTCGTTTCCCATGCTTATTTAAACAAATCCTTTAACTTTTTATCTGACGTGTTTTTAGCCGTTGCAATATCCTGTAGAACCGATGAGTCGTTAATTTCTCTAAACAATTCTACCTCGTCATCATTACAATGAGGCAATAACTCTAAAAGCCATTCTCTGAGTTTATCTTTTTTTGCTCCTTTAGGCGGAACAAATTCATGCCTTAGTTTTTGTCCTAATCCAATTAATGCTAAAACTCTATAACGTAATTCTTCATGTCCGCTAGTAGTTGCAATATAATCAATATTGCTTAAATCGTTAACCATTAGCAAGTAATGTTCCTGTATTTCTTGCGATCCTTGTACCTGGCTCGCCCAACGTTGTGCCATATATGTACTAACAGACTTCTTACTTTCATCATCTAAGTCAGTATAATAATTGCCATTACGATAATCAATTGCATTCATTATCTCATGTATATTAACTTTATGTACTGCTGATGCTTTTTTCTTTGCTGGCATAATACTATTTAAAACCAAATCTTGTTAAGGTCAAGTACTTCAGGAACCTTTGTTGACTCTTTGAGAAAAAATGTACAAGGAGATCCTTTACCAGAGTTCAATGGTACAGTCAAAATATGACCAAACTTTAATTTAGGAACATACCATTTTACTTCTTGGTATACATTTACAATTTCTACCGGAACCCAATTTGCCTTATACCCAGTTACTGGATTAAACTCAAATGCATTAAAGCCTCTGTCATTCAAACTCATTATATTTACAATCTCAGGTTCTCCGTGATCTGGTTCTCCTATAATTAGACTCCAGTCTAATGGCATTTTAATTTCAGCTTCTCCAATCCTTAGCACGGCGGCTGGGCAAGAAAAACTTTCTAAGAATACCAAAGGTATAAAGAGATAGTCTACATCCTGGGCATTGCTATAATCTAATACACTATACCTTAAATCTCCGTCTACTTCAGTTGGAAGTCTATCTAAATCATATGTTTCATTGTCTACTGTTAAAATGTTCATTAATATTTTACCTTCTGTGTTTCGTGTGGGTAATTTGCTTCGTCGTAAAACTTCTTTCGTTTTCCTAGATGCCTTTTTGAGAACTTTGCATTGCTAGTAATATCCCATATCTGTACAAAGTCCTTGTCTTCTGCTTTTCTTATACCTCTACCTATACTTTGAATAGTTCTTACAAAGCTCTTACCCGGTTCTACTAATACTAGGTTAAAAATACGAGGTATATTAATGCCTACACTTGCAACTCCGTATGTTGCAACAATAATCTTATTGTCTAGTGTCTGCACTTCATTATATTCTGCTTTACGATCTTTACTTTTCATTGATCCAGATACAAATACACAATCAGGTAGCATTTCTTCTAGCATCTGACCTGTTTTAATCCGATCTACTAATATCAACGTATTTCCTGTATCACTAATCGTATCCATCTTCTTTGCTATCTCTGTCATACGTTCCTTGTTAGTAGTAAGAAACGACAGTTCTTCTTGATAGTTATTATATTCAACACTATCTTGATATTGCAATATCTTAACATTGCAATTTGACAGAACACCTTTATCTTGTAGTTCGCTTGCCTGTAGCCTATGTAATACTCCACCTAGGCTACAAATTAAACTAATATATTCGTGTTCTTCTTTAGGTATTGTACCTGTTAAACCCCACCTAATAGGAATATTTGCAAAAGGACCTGTTAGCATTGTACGAAGTACATCTGCTTTTGCCATGTGTACTTCGTCTACCATAACACAAATTAAATCATCTGTTAAGATATCAATACTAACATTACTCTTACCATCTTTATATCTTTTAATTAAAGAATTTATGCTTTGCCATGTAGCAATAACATGTTTATGATTTGCATCCTTTTCATCACCAAAAAATACACCAACATCTAAACCTAAATTAATATAATCTTCTTGAGTCTGCTTAACTAAATCTTTGTTAGGTACAATTACCAACGTTCTACCGTAAGGCTCGCACATTAAGCTCAATGCGGCTGTCATTAATGTCTTACCTGCACCTGTTGCTATTTCTTGTACACCATGCGGGTTAGCAAGGAACCTATTAATACATTCTATCTGGTAATCTCTAAGTTTAATAGATTGTCCTTCTGCAACATGTCCTTTAGGCCAAGTAATGCCAGAAAAAGTGTCTTCGGTAACTTGCTCAAACTCGAAACTATGTTTAATTCTGTTATCAACAAGCTCAACACTCCAGCCTTCGTTATCTAATATAGGTAAAACTCGATCAAGCAAATTCAAATACGTTGATCCAGCGGCTGTAAAAAATCCAATCTTACCATCCCATCTTCCTAGCCTGTAGGCTGGTACATGATATGCATAAGGCAACATATATTTTAATTTTGCTTCACACGATCGTCGAGTACTCGGCGATAGCTCGTGAAAACGAACGTTTACCTCATCTCTTATTTCTAATGTACATATTCCTGACATATTAATAGTATACTTTCAAACGACTTAAAAGTCAATGTTCTTGTTTACCGAATTAAAAAGGTACCCTCCCGAAGGAGGGTACTAATAGGTGCCACCACGCGAATGTCAACACCTATATTCTTTATAGGCAAGCCTTTGTTGCCATATTCAATGACTGCAAATCTACATCTTCGAATATAGACTTACCTTTAACCGAAGTACCTACAATCCTCATTCTACTCTTACCAATATAAGTGGTAGACGGGATCATAATAAATCCAGTATCACGTTCTAGCACCGTAGAAGTCTGCTTTGGTAGTGCTGGATTACTATCTAAACGTATCTGATAACTTACAATTCCATTAGTTTTTGTGTTAACATAAACCATACTAGGATTTGCAGTAATATGTTTTCGCTTAACCGAGGTAACTTTACAATAAGAAGAATCGGACATCGAATCAGTAGAGACTACAGTTTTCCAAACCTTATCCTTGTACTTTACCTCCATATTCTCTGCCGCACTAGCGCCTGTACTTACAAGGGCTAGAGTTGCAATAGTTAAAAGTGATTTCTTAAACATTTATACCTCCTTTAGAAGCTTCGTTTCATTACTGTGGTTTCTGCAAGCCTTTTCCATTTACCATCTATACCAGTCATCTTGCAAAGGTCTGCAACCTTAATCACTGTACGAAGTGAAAGCTCACGGAGCCTGTCCTGGTTAGATTCAACATAATCATAAATGATTTTGTTTTCTTCTTCTGAGAAGTTGTATGAGTTAAGCATACCATCTCTCATTATTTGCTTGATACGAAGCATCTTGTCATATGCTGAATCAAGTGTAAGATCCAAATAGTGACAACGTGACTCAAGAGCACTAAGGTGATCTTTAAGTTTTGCACTTCGTACATTATCAAATTTAATGTTAGTAATAAAGATAGCACTACCTTTAAATTCAAAACGATCCGGAACACCTTCACGACGTAACATTGAAGAATCTGTATTCCAACAAATAATACGTTTTTTAGAACTATCCAAAGCCGCTTTAAGAATGTTCAAGGATAAGTCATCCATCAAAACACTATCACAGTCATCAAATACTAGCACATTACCAGCATTTGAATATTGATACAATTTACAATACAAACCAATCGGACTCATTGCACCTTTAACAACCTCAAAACGAGGAGCCATATTTGCAATTTTATCAAACATAGCCGCTTTTTCAAGAGTACGTTCAACACCAAAAGACTTACCAACACCTGGAGGTCCTACAACAATCATTGCACGAACTGTACCTTCAATAGCGGCATCAGTCATATCTTCTAGAATCTCAAAACGTTCTGCAATTTCTTCTAAACGTTTTGCATCATATTCTGCATCATGTACTTCTTTAATAGGAGTATCATCCTTGTTAAATGCTTCACCAGCATTAGCAGGAGTAATATCTTCCATGCTTTTAACTTTAACACGGATTTGTTTATCTGCAAACTCACCAAAGGAGTCATCTGCAACGACAGTTACATAACCGCCTTTTTCGTTGTAATCTGCTACCAATTGCAGTACCTTGTTATGTACTGTAAAAGTGCGATACTTACCATTTGTAATTTTTATAAAAGCTGACATTAATTTTCCTTCGTTTCGCGTGGTTGAACTCTTATTGTACTTACAGTATAGCACCAGTTGGACCATAAGTCAACCATTATTTTGCTTTTTTTGTAAGTTTTTTTGATATAATTTCAAAAAATTACGGCAATTCTGCTCAGCAACCTTATCGCCTAAACTTTTATAATGTGCGATATTAGCTTTCATTGCTTCTTCCATTTGCATGACCTTTTGTTGCTGTTTCCTCATTATATACAGTATAAGATATAAACGTCTAAAGAGCAACCTTTTTCTGGTCCGCTAAGTTGTTGATTTTAAACGATTTTGAAAAAAAGATTTCTGTTATAAATCAACGACTTAACGTAATTCTACGTCTTCTAGTCCAGCAACCCGTAATTTAGTAATATTATTGATCTGAAACGACTTTGCATCTAAGGCTTTTGTAAGTCCTATGAACTTATTCCTCAACAATGCAAATTCATTGATGAGATTCTCCATCTGTGCTACTTCTGGCTCCCCATCTGTGTACTTTTCTGCGTCTCGACTGCTTAATGTACGGTTGTAATGCTCTGTAAACTGCCTAAATTTAGCAGATCGTACTTTTCTAAGCTCAATATTCAAATGTTCGAGAATTGCTTCAATTTCTTGTAGCTGATTAAACCTCCATTCTACCTGTCCTGGCATTTCCCTACTTGCTTTTTCGAGACTTCCGTTCATTTTTAGCTCTTTACGGGCTTCAGCTATCTCATTCTCAAAATGCCCTATGCAATTTGGTAAATGTGTGATATCTGACTGAACTTTTCTATACCATGTACTCATTTAGTAGTCCTCTTCTTCAAAATCCTCATCATCTTCGCCTAGTAATTCATTTAATGCATGATTAATTTCTGTTCCTGCTTCGTTTAGTTCTTCTCTATGAATTTCTAGGTTAATATACTCTTCTGAAACTCGTACAAATGCCTGTGCGGCATCTGGTCTATCTTTTTTATCAAGGTAAGGTTTTAATGCTACCCATATTTCTGCTAACATTTCTCCTGAATTATCACTCATATTTTTTTCTCCATAATAAACTTGGTACCAAGTCGCTATACTTAGTTAATTTTTTTAGCAAGTTTATCCAAGTATGTCTTGTGATGCACCCAGTTCTTACCTTTTTCTAAAAATCCCCATTCTCGTTTTTGCTTAAATGGCATAAACAATGTCCATACATCAACATTAGGATCTATTTCAATTCTATGATAGCTATTTGCCTTGCATACTCTAAAGTGTCCTGGTCCTCGCCAGTACTTTCCGTCTAACGTATGCTCCCAATATCCGCCTCTAAGAATAAGAGTGAAGTATGACCACGGATGATCGTGTAAATCATCCGGGTCACTTCTAAGAAACTTATGAAGGAAGATGTTAAAAGGAAAGTTTACACGATCCTTTAAGAATAGATAGTATCTTTCTAGGTAAGGTTCGTTACTATTTCTATCTAAAATAAGTCTATAACGACCTATTCTTTTCATCAAATCCTTCATTTTCTACTCTACTGCTACTGCTTTGGCTTCTTCTAGTACCTCACCTGTGTCAGGATCAATAATATCTTCCTCGGTACCACTATATGCTAGTTCTTGTCCACGAGAGATAACGTCTTGCATTATCTTATCTAGTACTTCTCCGGTATATTGCTTACGGAACTCCTTAATAATATCACCATTTAACATAGTGTATGCTAATTTGTTACCTTCCTTCTTAAGAAAACCACGTGCTTCAAATAATTCAACAAGTCCACTATATGGATTCATACCAGTTGTGTACGGTATTTCTACTTGTACACTTTCAAAAGGTTTAGAATATCTTGTTTTCATAATTTTACATGCGGCTCTGATACCATGTACTTGTGATGTTTTGTTGCCATCTGCATCTACCTTAAGTTTTAGCTTCTTCATTGCTACAACCATAGAACTTGCATAGACAAATCCTGCACCACCAGTAATTTTATCGTCCGGATCAAACATATCTTGACTTGCATAGGTATGATTAGTAACTACCAAACCCACAGGGTGCGGAGCAATACGGTTTACAGTATTTTTAATCAATGCCGTAAGTGCTTTTGCTTTACGACCCATGTCGCCTTTTAGATCTCCTCCATCGAACTGATTAATATCAGTAGGTGTTAATAGCATACCAACACTATCAACTACAAACATGATCTTCTTCTGTTCCTCATATGGAAGATCTCCATACTCGTCTTTATATGCTTTCATAAACTCAGAGATAAATTTAGCAACCTCATCAACCATTGAAACTCCAAACCTCATTAACTTCTCTGGGTCTGTATCAATGCCTAATGCTTTTAGCCACTCCTCGTCTAATGCGTTCTCAGTATCTAAGATAACTGGTAAAATATCTTGTGCTTGGGCATTCTTTACAAGATTACCGGAAGCAATAAAAGATTTACCTGCTCCTGACTCTCCTGCAAACATTGTTACTTTACCAAGGGGTACTGCCCTTGTAAAATCACCCGACATAAGATAGTTTAAACAGTAGTTGCCTGTACTAATCCAATCTCTTGGATCATTAAAACCGGTACTCATACCAGGCACGGCTTTTGTTAAGTTTTTACGAAACTTGGAAACGTCAAATGCTCTATTTGTCATATTTACTCCTTAATGTGTAATCAGGGTGACAATCGCTTGCCACCCTTATATTACTATTGACCTGTAGTTTCCCTGTTGCGAATCATACTTAAAATATCATCCACACTAGGTTTCTTTTCACCTGTAGCAGGAGCATCAACAGGAGATGGATTTCCATCTGGTGCTTCTGCTGGAGTGCTTGGTGCAGGTGCTACTGCCGGAGTTGCTACTGGTGCCGCTTCTGCTACTGGAGTTGCGGGTGCAGNTGCTACTGGAGTAGCCGGAGCTGGATTAGTTGCTGAAGCAGAA